ACATCATTTCGTCAACTTCCGCTTCTGTGTAATATCTATCATCGTGCGTGTGAGTTGCCGCCGGGAATGTTGAAGGTTTCCCCGTTACATTGCCCCACGCAACACCGCCTGCAGTAGCCGCATATAATACTGATTTCGCACTATCGGCAGTATTGTTGACATTGCCAAGACCGATGTTTGCAGGCGTGATGTTCACTTGCCCGGTACGATACGAAGTCTCTGCGTTACCCTTTACGCCGGTTATCGTGTTCACTTGCGCCCCTGCCGCTATCCCTGCAAGTTTCGTCTTTTCTGCCGTGGTGTAGTCATTTGTTGACAATGCCTTTCCGGAAACCTTGTCAACCTTTGCATCCACACCGCTTTGCATGGCAATGTTTTCCCACGCCGTCCAAGTTCCTGCGAACTTTGAACGACCGACCATCAACAACGGCGGCAACGTGTTTCCGTTTGGATATTTCGTCATTCTTTGCCATTCATAATCAGCACTCGTTTTCATTCCCTCTACATAGTAAGTTCCACCCATGAGAGATAAACCGCTGACAGCCACACTCAACGTAAAATTGTAATGAGTATTTATCACAAGGTTTGCAGAATAGTCATTCATGACGGCATCTAATTCAGCTTGTGTTTTTACGTTGAAATACTGCGGAATCCTGCTGTTAAGCAAAGAACCGTCCGCTTTACTATTCCACAAACTACGCTCTGCAGATGTGATATGACTTACCGTATCGGCTAAGTGCGTTATCAATCGGCTTATTGCAAGTTTGGTTTTTTGCAATGCAACATTCAGCTTTTCCCCACTAACCAACGTTGCAAGAGTGGTCGTGTCGGAATAGGTCGGCGTTTGGTCGTTTGTAGATACGTCAGGAACGTTCCCTAGTCCGATTTGAGTCTTTGTAACTCCGTGGGGATTATTCTTATTGCCTAAGTGCGAAATAAGGTCAGAAACGGCACGTGCGAACTTACCGAATGCCGTTGTGACCGTTTCCCCCGACACTGCTGCGGTCAATGTTCCGGGAACCGTGTATGTCGGTGTCTGATTATTGGTTGTCACATTCGGAACGTTGCCAAGTCCAACCTGCTCTTTGGTTACTCCGTGCGGATTTGACTTGTTGGCAACGTGCGAATTGTGGTTTGCTGTTACTGTGTCAGCTTTTGTTTGGTTCGACTTCATCCGTGTGTCAATGGTTTCAAAATTTCCGTTGTAATCATTGACATTATAGAAGTCAGTGCCATCAGGAAGTAAAAGAGAATAATTGGTAGTATTCTGCATTTACTTATCCTTTCTTTTTTAGCTTAATACTTCATTTCTTAATGCGCCGTAAGTGTACGCCGTAAGCTGTGCGTGAGTGTACTTTGACAGATTTTCGTATGTGTTATACAGAAGGTCGTAATCAAGTATCAGGTTCGCCGGAATCATCTGCTCAATCAGCTTCAAAATCTCGTCAAACTGCTTCTTCGATGTGAGTGCAATCTTGACTATCAGTGTCCATGTGGCGGCGTTAAAGGACATCTTATATCCATCCGGTCCGCACATCTGCGTCAAATGATATTCAAGCATATTGTAAGTGTACGGAAGCTGTGCGTTAAATCGGTTGATAATACGGAACCGCCTATCTTCGAGCGTGTCCGTTTCCATCGGAACGATATTCAGCATCTTCTCCCACTGCGCAACACCGCTCTCACCCATCAAGTAAAGGAACTGATCGTTATACAGTTCTTCCAACGCCGCCCATTCTCTTTCGAGTTCTGGTCGCTGTGCCACGGCGTGTGCTTTCATTTCCCTAATGTCACGAAATACCTCAGGAAGATATAATAAAATATCAGTTTGCACTTACACTCCCCCTTACCGGAATGGAATCTGCAGCAATCGTCAGATTGCTTGCTACTCCGTTCAGCGTGGTATCAGCTATGTCAACGATACCCGTTACACCGAGCAATCTCGTTTCAATCTGTGAGATCCGGACAATGAGATTCGTTTCATCTTCCCATGATTCGCTTAACGAAAGAAGGTAAGAATCAATGGCAGTGTTTACCGCTTCTTTGATATCATCCCATGTATACCCGGTTTGCAACTGCACCGTAAAGCCAACATTTACGGTTTCTGTTGTTACGCCGGCAATCGTTACCGTGTGTCCGATTGGTGCAAGACCAAGACCAGCACCATGATTCTGTACCGGATCAATCATGGTTTGTACGGAATCAACGAAACTCTCTGACGGAACCGTATACGCCGAAGTAGTTAGAACACACTTAACAGTGCCGCCGCCCTTCCACTCTTTAGCAGAATACACTTTCACGCCACCAACACCGGGAATCTTTTTTATCTTTTCCTTATAGTCCGCTTTGTTGCCGCCGAACGCCTGCGATTCAAACGAAGCGTAATAAACCGAATCAATCTCGGTCAAATCCGCTTCATCTTCACCGTATTGGTGAATCTCTGTGATGGTAGATGTCGAAAGACCGTTGATATATTCAACTGCAACAACATCACCGGTCACGTTTCCGGATGTACCGAGTGTTTCACATTGCGCAAGATACATTCCATCTGCTGTCTGTTCCGTTACGATGAAATTCAGCATATCGTGACTGAACCGTGTGCCGATTGGAACAACCACGCCTGCCGGTGCAACCTCAATCACAACGACCGAATGCGTTGCATCAAACTGTGAAATATCAATGCCACGTTCACGGCACCTCTCAATCTTTCCGGACCGGTCAGATGTTGAGAAGTTTGTAATGTTGCGGATGTTTTCGAGTGCAAGATAAATGTTCTCATGCTCTACCGCAATAGCCGCTGACGCATTATACAAAAAGGACGATTCCCTTTTGTCCAGTTGCCCCGGAACCCTGCCGAGTGTCCTTTCAAGTATCACTTCCGATGTTTCATTCTTATACATTCACGTTCACCTCGCTTTCTATGTCACCGTAAATCGTATGCACAACGAATGTGACATGAAGTTTTTCTTTTTGCCGTTCAAACTGAAAATCCGACACGGATTCAATGCGATCATCCTGCGTCAGTGCTTCCGTCACCCTTCGTTCGACTTCCGGGATAACGTAAGACGGCGGCATTCCGATAAGGTCTTTGAGTTCCACGCCATAATCCCACGAGTAAATCAAATGCTCATAGCGTTCTGTATTCAGAATGAAAAAAACAGCTTGCTTCACGGCTTCTATGCCGTCAACAAAACCGTTAACTCTTTCCTTGTCATTACTCAGTGCATAATCTTTTGTGGGGATTGTGTTTTCATTGAAACTCTGTAGAAACTGTTCGCTGATTGTTGGAATCATGGCTCTCCCCCTATCTTGTCAAGTACGATGTAGTTCTGACCGCCCTGCTCCCGAAGAAGCATTACTCTGTCACCCGTTTTCAGTCCGTTCTTAACGGTGTACTCCTGCTCCGTTCCACCATTAACCGTCATTCTGACCTTATAATCACGAACATTCTTCGTGAGCGTCAGAAATGCTTCCGGGATGGTAAACCGCTGCTCTATCCTGATATTCAACGGAGAAATCGCAACAACAGTTCCGTACATCACCTTTGCGGGATCTGACGCTTCGACAGCTTCAACGGCTGCCTTTTTGATTATCTGCAAAAAGTTACGCAATAAATTCACCCCCTCGAAGCGCAAGATCCATCGTGTGCAGTCCGTTCTCGAATGTATGCGTTACATTCTCGACAAGCATATAGTTCTGAATCTTTACATCACCAAGATTCAGCATGACAACCACGGAACTGCCACCACGCACACGGACATCCCCGAATGCTTTGTTGATTTTCAGATTGCGAGTCTTTGCATTATACAAAGACAAAAGCGCATTGACTTTATCAGATGCGCCTTGTGGATTGTCGGTTGTCTCGAAGTGTTGCAAAAGGCCCCACGCATTTATATTTTTGCTGTCCTTTGCAATATACACTTCTCGCTTTCCGGTTGATTTGTTGTCGTAAATAAGTTTTACCTGATTGTATGTGTTCTCGTTGATGCTCGACTTATAATCGTATGATTGCGCCGTGTCTGAATCAATCAAAAGATTCAGAAGCATATCTTCCACATCCCTCAATGCGAGTTTGCCGAAATCATCATACAACACATAAAGCCTTTTCGTGTTCCTCAGTGTTTCATCGAGTGAGTTCTGAATCATGTCGAAAAGCGTCTTGTTATCCTCGATTTGCTTCGGAATGGCATAACCGGTATTTGCAAGGGAACCGACTTTCAGAAGATGGTCCTCTGCTAAGATTCGCACCACTTCATCCGCTCTCTTGTTCGCAAACGGGTATGAATCTTTATTTTTCAAATACCGAAGCTGATCGTAAGCCGTCACTTGAATGATGTTCGTTTTATCCCTGCCGATGGTAAAGATAAATCCGAAGAACACATTTACACCATCAACAATAAGCTTCACGGCATTTCCCTCTGTGATGCTCAATACATCATCCTGAACACACTTGAACTGCAACGCTCCGGGTTCACCGAAACGTGCAGTTTTCCATGTGATACCACTCTCAACAGCCGGAAGGAATGCAGTATCATTATTCATTATCCATAATTCAACCATGCCGCACCCCCTTACGGAATCCGCAATACGGTTCCGGGATATATCCAATGACCGTTATTGCTCGATTTCTTTCCTCTTGATTTTGCAGCATTTTCAATCACGGTTTTATTTGCTTCGTAAAGAGATTTCCACAACGAAGCCTTCCCCATTTTGGATTTTGCAATGTTGCTCAACGTATCTCCGGACTTAATCGTGTATGACTTGCCGGTATTGTTTGCGCCTGCGCCGGTTGACCGTTTCGGTGCGTTCGACACATTTGCAGTATTGACCGCCGGAGTTATCTTCACCGTTTTCGTGCCGTAGTCCTTATACTGTTTCAGATTCAGTGTTACTTTGATATCAAAACCCTCGGCCGTGGTATCTTCATAACTGTAATCTTCTAAGGACATACGAAGATTGGTGTGAAACGGTACAGTTCCATTCGGCAAAGTACGGCTCACAATGAACTGAAACGGCTTTTTACTTACTTTGTACTGTTCAAATACGCTGAGAAAGTATGCTGAGTTTTTGAAGCCGTCAAGGTACTTCCCGAACGGGTATTTTACATTCGGAAGAAGTATCGTGAAGGAAATCTCGGTCAATCCCGGCGTTTTTAACAGATTTACTTCTCCATCGTTGATAAGTTCAATCGTCTTGTTCTTATTCCTAATGTCGGTTTTAATCTTTGGTGGTGCAACCGGAAGAAGCACCTTGTCAAAATAAATGTCATAACCTTGTATCATGTCAATGTACTCCTTCCGCTGCAATTTCCATTGTTTCATACAACTTTTCTTCAAGGTATGTCACCATACCATCTAAATCAACATTTGAAGATACGTTGTTATTGATGCCGCCCATATCAACCTTGATTTCGGCGGTTGTGAATCTGTTGATTGCTTCCTGCTCTGCAATATCACGAAGATACTTCAAATCCTCTTCGGTGATTTCGAGATTGTCCGACATTGCGCCGGTATAGTCCGCAATATCATTAACTCCTGCGCCGATATCGTCCACGCCATACTGACTAAGAGTATCAGTTCCGCTCGAAAGAATATTATCAAGACTAAACGAGGAAATCTTATCATCCACGGATGCGCCGAAGTCATATCCGGTGTTGTAAGCATCTTCATACGCCCAACGCTTCAAGCCGAGTGATTCGCTTGACAGATTCAGTTCGCCCATAACTTCCTCATAGGCTCCGTTTCCGTATTCCTTTGTTGCAATCTCAACCTTTGACGCAAGTGTTCCACGCCACCCGGCCACGGTATCAGCCATGCTTGAACCGAAAATCTTATCCATAGCACGGGCAATAGATTCGAGTACGCCGAGAATGTTATCTGCAAGGTTGCCGAAAAGCTGAATGATTGAGCCAATCGGATCATTGAATACATTACCGAAGAAGTTCACGAATGCACCGAAAATGTTGTACCAATAATTCACGATGCCGAGTACCAAATCAACCAATCCGAGGAACAAATTCCAAATGAACGCCACCGCCGACAGAAGTGCGCCAACGATAACACCCGTTGCGGATATTGTCGAGCCGGTCAGTTTGTTGATAACGCCGATTACTGCATAAATGGCCGCAATTACGGCAATAATAATCAACAGAATCCAAGTGATAGGACAAGCCAACAACGCCGCATTAAAGCCGTGCTGTGCCGCTGTAGCTGCGAACGTTGCACCGGTCGACATTGCGAGTGCGGCTGCATGAATCGTTTCTCGCATGGCCGCCGCCGCTTTCAAGCCATTCGATATTGCCTGAATCGTGTTGTAAATCAGCATAGCCGAATAATACGCCACAAGTGCCGCTGCTACGCCGTAGATTATTGGTCCGAGTATTCCCCAATTGTCATAGAGAAAACCGCCTACGGCCGCCACAAGCGAAAATATACCGAGTATTATATTCGCTACGTTTGCCATTGCCTGACCTAGGCCAATCGCAAACGCTTGAACCTGAGGATTGTTCGCAAGTTCTGATATCTTCGCTAATACCGGATCAAACGCCTGCAGTGCATGATTCTTGAATCCGTTCGCCACTTGCGCCCATGTCATGTCCATGTTTTTGAATTGCTCGTTTACGCCACCCGGACCGTCTGCCGCACTCAATACTGCGTTTTTCACAATCTCCGCTGTTATCATGCCCTCTGCCGCCATATTTCGGAGTTGACCGATTGGAACGTTCATGTAGTCCGCTACGGATTGCATGATGTTCGGTGCAGCTTCAAATACGGCGTTAAATTCTTCACCACGAAGAACACCGGAACCGAGTGCTTGTGTCAACTGCAGCATGGAAGAAGCCTGCTCTTGTGCCGATGCGCCTGCAATAACATACATCTTGTTCAGTGTTTCGGTAAATGCGATTACTTCATCGTTTCCGGTGAACGCATCTCCGGCACGTTGCGATAACGCTGTCACCGCCGATGCTGTTTCCAAATAGGAAGCACGGGAACGGTTTGCAGATGCAAATATCTTCTGTTCAAGTTCCTCGACCGAGCCGCCATCGTCAACAATCATATTCATACGTGATGTTGTCTGTGTCATTTGATCGGACAGATTGACAGCACTTAAAAGCGTCTGTGCAGAAGCATATGCCGCAACAAGTCCGGCTGCTTTCCGAACAAGACCGACCATTGCGTTTTCAGATTCATTTACCTTATCAGAAAACTTGTCCTGCTGATTCGCTGCTTCACGTATTTCGTTTTCCATTTGATTGATGGCAACGGCGGCGCTTGCCGCTTCTTTCCGTGCTTCTTCAAAAGCCGCAGTATCTACCGCCGAAGCCGATGCACTTTGGATAGCGTTGAAAGAGTTGAGAACAAGATTCAACGCCTTATTCATGCTTTTCAGTGCAGGTGACATTCTATCATTTATGCTGATTGATGCCTTTATTGCCCCATAAGTATCACCTACCTTTTACGAGGTTTCTTAACCTTTTTCTGTTCTTTTTTGTCATGCTCAACCTTGATATCTATGGCAGCAATAACGAATGCCTTTTCCCTAGTGGACAGCGAAGCAAAGTCTGACGGCTTCCAATGGAATTTGTGCAGACAATAATAGGCGTAGTTGCATTCCGCATCTGCGCCGTCAATTAGTTTTTTGCTTCATCCACCAAATCATTGATATCTTCGGATTCAGATGCGCCGGTGACGATTTCCGTCAGCTTGTCGAACTCTTCTTTGTAAAGCATAGTGCGGAGTAACTGTTCTGCACCCATTACACCGTAAGAGTTCTGCAGTGCTGCGTCCTTCAAATCCGGATATACAACAGATGCAGCAGCAAGTTTCACAAGATATGCGTTGCCGTCAAAATCATTCGTGTACGCATTTTTCTTGCCCGGAATCTGCACTCTGCGAGTACAATCCTTGCGAAGTGCTTCATCTTCCCCGGCACCAAGAGAACGGATTTCCCACTCAACGGGATTGCCTTTCTCGTCCTTAAAGCGGTCACTGATTACTACCTTCAAATTCTGTTTCTTTTCAACGTTTTCTGCTAAGAAAAAAGATAAATTTCCCATATCATATCCTCACTTTCTATGATTCCCCCACAATAAGGGAAGAAAAGCACCGGAGGTCGTGCCTTGTCGGGTACGTTGCCCTATTCTTCCCAAGATAATATCTTTTACTGCATTCCTGCTAACGGATTGAACTTCTCCGGCATATCCCAATCATCGAAGGTTCCTTCGATTTCTTCATCGAGATAGTCCGCTTCAACATCGATCTTAGACAAAACACCGCCGTTGATAAGGCAGCCTTTGTAAACGATTGTCTGCGAACCGGCTGCCGTTGCGGAATCTTCATTTGTTGTCTGAATCTCCATCGGCGGCATATAACCGGTCTTTTTGTATTCGAGAAGAATTTCTCTGAAAATCGAAGTGTTGTAGTGCGTTGTTGCACTCCATTTACCTGTCCATCCGGCCGGCTTGTTTCCCTTGCCGGTCTTTCCTAAGATCGGAACTTCGACCGAGTTGACTTCCATGTTGCCTTCAAAATTGATAAGCTGCATGAAAAGGTATCTTCTGCCGTCAATAGTCACATAAGCACTCGCAAGGGAACCACTAACAGCATCTAAAGCATTCATCATTGCGTCCATGTTTCACCGCTCCTTTCTCAACCTACGACAACGCTCATGTATAATTTCTCAATTGCGTTTACGACTGTAATTGCATCAGAAACAACAACAGACTTCTTTGTGTCTCCGAGTTCAACAACAACGCTTTCGGAATCGAAGTCCTCAATAGCACGAATCTGCGCAAGTCCTTCGTGATGCTTCACGATATCAGCCCACAAGGAAATTCTTCCGGCCTTGTCGTTCGGAATCTTTCCGAGATACTTGTTGTTGAAAAGATTTGCGATATCCATAGCAATCTGATCGATTACACGGATTGTCTGATTCGACTTGAAATCCTCGCCTTTTTCTGCCGTAGTGGTTACAAGGGAGTTGATATCCGTAAGAACACGAACATCATCACCTACACGATGGAAGGTGAACTCGCCGTTTCTGATAGCCGTTTCAAGCTGCGCTTTGGTGTAATTGGTTGCAATCTCATACTCGCCGTTGTAGACACGGTTTGTCAGAGAAGCATTCACTGCACATCCGGCAATCGCACCGGTTGTCCAATACACTGCGTCAGCACTGTTCTTCACATTAACAACACCCTCATAGTCTGCAGCATTGTTGAATACTACAAGCTGATACTTGATGCCGTTTGCATCACGCTGATCCCTGCACTCCTGCACGTAAAGGTCCTGAATTGCGCTCTCGGTAGATGCACAACCCATAGCATTGAACGTGTAGCTTTCTGCCGCATCAAGGAATGCGGAATGCTCTGCCGCAGTAACACCGGTTCCGTCAAGGCCCGCACCGGTAAGTGCTTCCTTTGCGGATTCTGCAAGTGTGGCAAGAGTCCACTTAACCCAACCGTTATCATCAGCCTGCAGTTCTTCAAGCGTCTTTACAGTGTTGCTATAAACAACGCTTGTGCCTGCATAGATATTCACATCAAACGTGCCTGCTTCTGCACCGGTCAAAATCTCGGTCGATAAAGATGCGCCGAAAGAACCCTTATACAATGCTTCTGCTACGCCGTTAGATGCCTTTGCACCGCCGTTCATCAGCTTGTAGCAGTAAAGTACGGTTGCATTCTTGAAAAGGTCACGTAATTTCTTCGCATCCTCGGAATCGTAAGCGAATCCGAACAGCTTCAAGCAGTTCTTACGGAAATCATCACCGGTCACGGTAAAGATTGCACCATCAACGCCCCACTTCAACGGAAGTGCCATTGCAACAAATCCACGCTCGCCAAGATTAGCGGATGCGGATGCCGCAGACACGAAGTTGATGTAAGAACCCGGAAGCACTTTGTTCTGTGTTACGAATGTTCCACCACCTAACATAATTCAATCATCCTTTCTTCTTCATAATGTCCGAAATGAGTTTGTCAGCTTCCTCGAAGCTATAAACCCCGTCCGGCTTGATTACCACTCTTGCAGCACGGTTGTTATACTTGTCCATGCGCAAAAGCTGTTCACCTTTATACTTCTGCACCGCTTCGGTGCGTTCGGTATCATTCTTTTTTGCCATTGCTTCAATCTCCCTTCGTTCCGATGTTCTCGGTGAGCGTTTCCATTGCTTCCTCAGTCACTACCCGATTCAGCATCACGGGATATGTCACTGATACATGAAGAACATCATCGACAATATCCATATCAATCGAACGGCAACGGACGATATCACCGTTCGTCAGTGTGAGATATTCCAAACCGTCAAGCATCTGTTCACCGACACGCATTTTTTCTTCATTGCCGCCCTCTGTGAAGTGGGCAATGTCAAACGGATATCTGCGCTCTTTTCGGTTGCCGAGCAATGGATTTGTGATAACCGGAAGCGACTTAACAAAAAAGCAAGGCTCTTGCAAACCCTGCTTCACGTTCTCGGTATAAATTTCATAACCATCACCAAACAAATCATTCAGTTTGATGCAAACGCCGTCTAATATATCAAGTATCATTGAATATTTCCCTCAACTTTTCAGTAAGTCTTTTTTCGAGTAGCTTCGGAGCAAGATTCTGTACTTCCTGCTCGGATATGGTAAGCATGAACCTTCCGGGAACCCATGCGCTTTTCAATGTCTTTCCGATCTGCGGAACGAACCGCCCCGGCTGTTGCCGATGGCCGTACTCAACATACGAAGCGTATTCAGTAGCATTCACAACCTCAACCACGTACTCATTGCCGTGTTTTTCGATTGGGTTCACTGTCCAATTACGCCGTAATGTGCCGCCGGTCATTCCTTCGTTGTAGCTGAACGTTCTTCCGTCCTTTGTTTCGTATGAAATAGCTTCATACTCACCGACCGGAGTTCGCTTTCTAACTCTACGAAGTAACCGTTGTGCGAGTTCCTTTGCCATCTGCTCACAGAACTCGTCAGAATACACTTGCTCTAGCTTCTGCAGGTTTTCGCTCAACTTCTGCAGTTCGGAAAAATCGCATTTGCCCCATCTTCTGCCCATGTCACGCCCATCCTTCAAACAGTTTCAGTGTGATTTCCTGATGCGTGGCATAGATTTTCGGTTCGGATGAATGTTCATACTCGGTTGTTACACCGTTCTGCGTGACCGTGATTTTGCTGCCCTTCTTAATCGTCACATCCGGAGAAATGAATAATTTCGTTTCCTGCACCACGGAAGCTACGTTATCATCACCCGTCACCGGTGACGAACTGAACGACAATCTGCATGGCTGCGCTGTGAGTACTGGAGTTTCAACGAATACAGTCTTTTTCGTTACTGCGTCACGTTCCTGCCTATACTCGGTCACAACACACTCGCCGTCATACATCTTTTCAAGCACCCTGCGGAATCTCGCAATTGTTTTCGGACTTATAATCATTCACCACACCATCTTTCTAAATCGCATGAAATCATCAGAATAATAATTCGTCATGTTGCTAACAATCGCATCGAACTGCTGTCCTACGCTTGCGCTTTCATCGAGTGTTATTGTTGTGTCACCCATCTTCACGCTTTTAACCACGCTTTCAATCAGTTCGTCCGGCAACTGCCCCGTTCCCTTCTTCAAGGCAAGGAACTCGGCACATATAGCGTCAATAGTGGCAAACTTCGATTCTTCCGGAATTTCCGAACTATTTATCACGTTTTTGATGTGCGTCTCTGCCTTGTCCTTTGCAAAGTTCAGTGCAAATGTGTCGGATGCTTCGTTGAATTTATACCCGAACGTTTCAAGCCGGGATGTAATATCTTCGATAGTAATGCTCATGTTTTTCACCTCATTAAAAGGAGCCGCCCAAAAGAACGGCTCCCTTCACTTCATTCATTAACCGCGGGAAACAATCTGTGCGATTGCAATAGCCTTGTCCGGAATTGCTTCCTTGCCGTCATTGATTACAACCCAGTTAGTACCGGTTGCAAGGTCAGCGTTGGAAGCAGATTCGGTAATGCTTGCCGGCTTCTCGAAGGAAATACCGTCAACACCACAGATGAAACGATCACGCACATACAGAGTGTCCTGACCGCCGTTCGTCTTTGCATCACGGCTCATTTCATATGGTACTGCATCACCGATATCATCAAGGATGATTGCACCCTCACCGAGTACATAAGTGGTGTACTTGGTGTAGCCGTCACCTGCACCGCTTGCGCTCTCAGCAACTACCTCGGTCGGCATTTCATCGTCAATCAGGACGGTTCTGCCGTTCCAAGTACCAATTGCAAGATCACGGGTAATGCCGTCTGCATCGGTGTAAGTGAGGTACTTCAACAGCTTCAAGTTTTCGAGATTGGTTGCAACCTCGGAGTGCATAACAACAAGTTTGAAGATTGCCTTATTGTCACCACACGCCTTCTGAATTGCCTTGTTGAGAGTAGCTGCACCAACTAAGCCGCCATCAGCTTCACCGGTGATGTCGTAAGTGTGCTTGTCGATGAAGGTCTTGTTTGCCTTCTCACCTGCAGTGCTACCGGTTGTTTTCATGGAGAATACACCCTTCAAGATAGCAAGCAGAATAGTCTGCTTTACTTCCTGCTTGTAGTCTGCGATCTGTGCTGCAACGTTGTCCATGAAGTCAACGCCTGCAGTGATGTTCTTTGCGAAACTTCTTTCGGTCCATCCGTCCATACGGGATGCAGTAACAAAGCCCTGATCGAAAGTGGTTGTCGTGCTTGCTACGATGTCAGTACCGCCGTTGTTGTTCTGAGAAGTAGAACCGGAGATTCTGCCGAAGTACGGCACTCTTGCATACAGAGAACCGGTCTGACTAGAAAGCGCTGCACGTGCCTGCTCATTGGAGCCAACTGCACCGGACTTTGCGAGTTCGTTTTTCTTTACGTTCGGAATACGCTTAACGTATGCGCCAAACGCCTGCGGATTGAATGTCTTAGAATCAAATCTTGCCATAATAATCACCTTTTACCTTTCTTGTTTTTTAATCAATTTTTGCATCCGGATTTGCAGCCATATATGCCGCAAGTTCGGAATATGTCATTTTGGAAGTATCAACACCGCTTCCCGGATTGTCCTTCCCTTTGCCCGGAACCATGCCTTTTACATTCGGCGTGGATGAACCGAACAGCATACTCGAATCCTCTGCCTTTGTGAGTGCTTCAATCTGTTCTGTCAGGCCCTTTGTTGTGCCATCTTCAAGGACTTCCACGTTTTCAAGTTTGAGCAGTGCTTTGATGGCCTTTGCATTCTTTCCATGTGCCGCTGCGATAGCATTATCAACAGCATTATCAAGCCGAAGCTGTTTCAGATCCGCATCGTACTTCTCTGCAGCTGCTTTATTGGCTGCCTGCAAATCTTCAATCTGCTTTTTCAACGCTTCATTGTCACCGGAAGATGCTTTCAACGTTTCAATCTGTCCGTCACGCTCTTTCACAAGTGCTTCCGCATTCTTCTTCGCTTCATTCACTTCGTTAAAACGCTCTTTCGGAACATAGCCCTTCAGTTCCTCTGCGGACATATCCGCAAGTTTCTGTGCAAGTTCCTCTGTTACTCCTGCCGCCGTAAAATCTTCTTTCTTCATTGTTCTTTTCCTCTCTTTCTTCAAAAACATTGTTTTACGTGGTTCAGTCCACGAATTTTCGTCTTTGCAGTTACCGTCCGAAATACCAAAGTGACGAAATATAAAAAACGCCCCCGGAAGGACGCTTTATATCAGAGAAATAAAAAAGGACTTCAAAAAGTCCGTTAATAAAGTGCTTCTATACCGTGCTTCGTGATGAACTCACGGTGCTTGTGTTTGATCTGTGTTGCATATTCAAGTGCGGCGTGCATATCCCCGTTGCACTGTGCATCAGGAATCCGTTGTACCGCCTTTGCTGTTGCTTCACTTAATGCAATTGCCGCCATGACATTTTCAATGACGATAATCTCATTCTGCCGTCTTGCCGCTTCTTTCTTGTCCCGTTCGCTCTCCTGCTTCTCAATCTTGCGTTTGAGCCGCCAAAGGAAGAAACTTGTGATAGCTGTCGGAACTCCCAACGCCAACAAGAACGCCCATATAAGAGTTGCCGTATCAATTACTATATCCATTGCCATCCCCTCTGTAATGTCCGTATTTACTCTGTTACCGCTTCCCATCCCTGCGGATAGTCACTCGGTTTCCATGTGTTGTTGTCGATGGTGGAACGGTACACAATTCCGTTATCGGTGCAACACTCGCCCTTCATGTAAGGACTTGTGGAAATAGCAACGAACGGTAAAGCGTGTTCCGGGTTTTTACTCCAAACAAATCCCCACTGTGCCGGAAGTTCTTCCGGTTCTGCCGTGAATACCGTGCTGTCATACTTCTGCAACAGCTTCACAACTCGTCCGGCTGTGGACTTACATACAAATCCAATCGGACGGTCAAGCATGTTCATCTTTTCAACCGCCTTTGCAAAATCGGGAATATAGCCTGCTTCCGCATTCAGCTCTGTGCCGCTCATGGTGTCCGCTTTCTCCTGCAACGTTTGCGCAATCAATCGTCCTGTTCGTTTCAGTGTTTCATATACAAGTTCTGCATTTGTCATACCTCATTCACCCCCTCTACAATTGCATTTGCCATTGAATCAATCTGTGCTTCCAATTCAGCGATTCTTTCCGCATCGGACTTCGGTGGTTCAGTCCATTCAGGATTTACAACAACCTCACCGTCGAGATAGAGGTATTTTCCATGCACAAAATCCGCTGGAAGAACTTCAACATCTACCACAGTACAAATAGGTTCTTCTGCTCCTGTAATAGAATTTTGGTTTTCATCAATAACATAAGATAGGGTATTACCTGTTTCATCTTCAAGTTTCCACTTGTGGACAATAACTCCATTCAGTACATCTCTTTCCTCCCATGCACCAAAACTAATGGAACTTGCAGAATCAAAAATTTCATTGTTGCTTGTTACTAATATTTTCATAATCTCCTCCTATATTTCGTGGTCATATCTACCATCTTTATTCATTGTTGCTGCATGTTTAAGTGGTAAAGAATAGTTACTTGAAACCAAAATTCCAGTATTTGTCTTTGTCCAAGTTATACCATCTGTAGAATACTGTAATTTCATATTAGCAGTACCCGAACCTAAATCTAATGATACAAACCTATCTTTGAAGAACATTGCCCCTGTCACAACATCAACACTCGCCCATGTTTTAGAAGTCAAAGTTGTCAGAGTAAGTGGCGTACCATCAGTTGACTTATAATAACCTGTGTTACCATAAACAATAAAATTGCCATTTCCGTATACTACATTGTAAGACTTAAAATTAGATGCAGTAATTATTTTCGTTAGAGAACCGCCGTTTTCTCCGTTATCCACCCAATAACGAAAATCAGAAGATGCGCTCATGACACAAGTAACTAGATACCCGTTTCCGTATATCATAGTACCATTTGACGAAGTATCACCAGTACCTGCCAAAGCATTTGCTATATTCGTAGTATTCGGAAGAGAAAATGCTTGCAAATATGAAGTTGTTGAGGAACTACTGTTTTTCTGTAAAGAGAACCACTTGTTATAAGCACCATCTAACCAAAAGGTAGCGTAATTATTAGAACTGAACGTAGTCCAAGTCTTACCATCTGTAGAATATGCTTTGTATTTTGTTCTTCCTGATGCAAAGAAATAACCATTGTAATAGGTTATCCTAGAAACATCTTGCCCGATACTGTATTTCGTCCATGTTTCACCATCATCTTCTGATAAATAACAGTAGTCCGTACCATCATTTGCGTGGTCATACATGAGAATTTTACCATCACCATAAATCAAAGCTTCTGAGCCTGTTGAGGTTATCCATTGACTACAAGGCGTTACTTCCCAATTAACACCATCAAAAGTCTTATACATATTTCTAAGAGTATAATCATCACTAGAAGCCATTGATGTGAACATTAAATAGGTGTCATCACAGAGCAGTTCTGCAATCTTACCATTTGCATCAACGTAAAACGTACAAGGAAGAAGTTCAGCAATCTTGCTATTTTCGTCAACGTAAAACTTAGCATTTTCAACTTCTACTACCTTCTTATCATTACCTACAAGAAACATAAACTCACCTCTATTTCTTTACATGAATATAAGTTCCAATAGGAAACGTAGATGCATCTCCTACCGTAGGTTTCGTATCAACAATAACATGATTAGTCATATGAGCTGTAGAGAAAGCCGTACTTGCCGGAGCAGCTACATCACCCTTGAACGTACCGGCGGTGATGGTAGAAGCAGATTGATTGTGTGAGGATGCCGCCGCTCCAATATTCGCAGGAGTTACAGTCTGCCAAGTGTTATCATTACGCAGGAAAACCTTGTTGCTCGCTGTCTGCGTAGTGGGTACATGATTGCCGTGTGACGCATTCGCTTTACCGTTCCAAGTGCTTCGCTCCGTGGATGTAACATGACTTGTGGTGTCTGCAAGATGCGCTATTAAACTCTTGATAGCCTTTGCAATCTTACCGAATGCAACACTCAACTTTTCACCGGATGTTAGTTCTGCATTGGAACCTGCCACCGTGTAAGTCGGCGTTTGATTGTTTGTACTCACATTTGGTACATTTCCCAGTCCCACATCTGATGCACTGTGCGTGTGATTACTCGGCGGCATGGTGGACGGAAAATCTTCAATGTCAGACACGCTATGCTTATGATCGCCCGTCACATAATAGTCTGCAGGCTTACCACCTAAATTCTCCGCATTACCTACCGTCTGCGTTCCGTCTTTGTACTCCTGCATGACACGGTCAATCACATCCATATTGTCGTTTTGGTCTGTAACATTGTAAAAATCATTTTCATCAGGCTTCTTCAAGCCGAAATTCGTTGTTGTTTTCATTGTTTCACTTCCCTCGCTCGTTCGTCTCTGAATCAGTACGATTCATAATGCCTACATTGGTTACAATCTGCTATCTCTTACGCAGATAATACTGTCTGTTGTACTTCTTCACTAAATAACCGCTTTTGTCATGTGTGAAATAATGACCGGTGATTCTGTAATCAAAATACCGGTAAAATAATCGTTTCAACCATTTCCACATACGCTCTCCCTTCTTTGTGGTATACAACAACTCCACATATGGAATCTGTAAATCCCACATACGGACTTTATGTAGTCCACAAATCCGCTGTTTTCCGTTTTTTTGCATAATAAAAGGACATTTCTGCGAATCTTCCGTAAAAAATGCCCTTAAATCCTCATTTATTCAGTTTTTGCATGAAAAAAGCACCTTAACCTCTGTTAAAGTGCTTTACTGCTCCATTTTTTTGTGTTCACATTTCCCACCGCATAATATTTTACCGGGTTTGCCGTTTTGATATATGACACAATCCGTGGTGCTATCACTATGCACATAGATACACCCTTTACAATCCAAATCATCATTATCAATCAACTGCATTTCGCCCTTTTTGGATTCAAATTTTTCATTCATCTACAATCACCCTCATGAAAACATCATACTGCAGGTCACCAAACTTATCGGCATACGATTCAATCTTTTCAACAGCGAACCGTGTACCACATTGCAAAAGAAATTCTTTCTCATCAGGTGCGGCCGATAAATCACCCAAATATACGCCCTTCGCCCCTTTTGGAACATCAATATACATTTGGATGCCGCCACCGAATCCACCGTGCAAATCAGGTGTTGTTGCCACAAATCCTTTGTCGACAATCACCTTTCCGGCTACATTGTACTCCTTTTTCGTCCAATTGTCACTACCAAATAGATGATTCATTGCGTTGAAATCAGTACCACGCTTTACCGTGAATGGTTCTTGTACGATGTTCCGGTCGATCATCTTCTGCAATGTGTTTGCATTTTCAATGGATTCCGGTCTTACGCCCTTGTTTCCGTTGCGCAAATAATCATTGATGAATGTGTAATCTGTTCTTGTCCAAGCACCTACGGCCGACAACTCATCTTCCCGGACATCATGCGGAAGTGTTTCGTAATCAAGGGATTGACTGTGGAACCGTTCTTTTGCATTTGTCGGTACTCCAAGACTTTGCTGCAGTCTATCATTTTCCGCTTTTAATTCATCAATTTTCTTGCTGATGCTCTGTGCGTTTTTCTGAGCGGCTTCCATATCAGAGAGAGAAGAACTTGTCAGCATTTTCAGTTCTTCTTCTTTCTTTTGGTTGAATAACTTATCTATCTGCTGCTCGTTGTTATAGATGGTTTCTTTCTTTTGCATAAATGTCGGTTCATCTTTTGCAAGTTTCAGATCCTTTTTGCTTCCACCATCAACAAAAGCCTTTTTCCATTCCGGATATTTCATGTCGGCAGGCACGTAATACGTTTTCCCATCTTCGCCCCGTGCCGCTCGCTTTGTGTCGAGTTCAAATTCATCATCGAAGTACGGAACGGTTGTCGTTCTGCACCACGGATGGAAAGGTGGAGCCGTTACGCCAACTTCATACTCGCTCATTTTGAACACATGGCCGTCAAGTCCTCTGCACTTTTCGGAAGTAATCTTATCAAGCGTAGCGCATATTTCATACAGTTTAACGCCCAAATCGTTGAAGCAATCCTTTGTGGATGCAGATGCGAAAAATGCCGCTTCGGTCATTACTAAAGCACCGGCTCTCCCATTGCTTACACCGAACCGATGCGCAATATAATCCGTTATCTTTCCGGGATTCTGACCTCTGATAATGGCCTGAGTCAGTTCCGTATGGAGTTCACTGACAAGCTGTGTCTTTTGCTTCCATATCCGGGAACTGAAATTGCTACCGTCTGCCGCCCACGGCTTTGATATAACCTTTTCAATCTGCCGTGTGTCAAGTTTCATCAGATCATAACCGATGTTGAACCCTTTCTGCAGTTCAAACGCCGTATGATAATACCCATCGGAATATATCTGCTCCATGAGCCGTGTAACACTGTCCTGCTCATAGCCGTAAAGCATTTCAATGTGATTCTGCATTTGCAGTTTCAAAGCATCAAGCCGAGTGATGTGCCAACGTGCCGAAGCATTTTCAAGCTGTTTTGCCCATTGCCCGGATATGTTGTTTTCCTCACCGTGCTTGATATATTCCTTTACGCTCCACTTGAACTCTTTCAGTTCATCCGCTCGAAGTATCTTCCGTGCTTCCTGCAGCGTAATCTCATTATTGACAGCGAATCGTGCGTACCATTGATTTATTTCCTTCTGTACCTCACGTGCTGCCCTTGTGTAATGGTTTTCGAGTTCGGAGAAGTACGCTGCGCCTTTATTCAGTTGTGCATCTTCAAGCTGTTCAAAACGCTTCGTCCAATACTCTCTATTTCTCATTACTTACACCCTTACAAAACTTGATTTTCGGAATACAAAGGACATATGCGTTCTTCTGTATTCCGTACACTCTCAAATCAACCTTCACTACCTTTATCAGCGTAGGAACAATAAAGATAAAGAGCAGACGGCCTAAAATCGGCATGACAATTTCAGCATTCAATTCCACTCTCATGATTCTGAATCTCTTAATCTTCGTTTTGCTCACCATCTGCATTATCGTCCGACTCCTGCTCCTGCGGAAATGCGTTCTGATACATTTCCATGTTTTCCTCAGATTCTTTTTTGATCTGTTCAAGTTCTGCGTCCACATCATCAATGAACGGAACCTGACTAAGCAGCGTCCGATTGGATATCTTAACGCCTGCGCTTATGAGAGTGTTAAGAATCTCACTCTCATTCATAAGTAAATCACGATTGAATATAAACTCGACCTTTTCCTCGAAAAAGTCACCCTTGCCCGTCAGCGACAAATGAGTGTTTATGAAGAAAAGTAACTCTTCAAGTGCTGCCTGATACTCGGATTCAAGTTCATTTGTATCGATGTCGACATCTTCATACATACTCAACAAATTCATCTGATTCGGTGTACCGGAATTGAGCATCTTTCCGTCATAGCTTTTCGTGTTCTCAATCAATGCGTTTTTCAGTAATTGGAGAATCAGCTGATAGTTGCCTGCATTGACTTCTATTGACAGTGTAGATACACCGCCTTTTGCTCCCTCACCGGTACGGACCTTAACAGCACCGTACTCGGCAAGATTCTGTCTGAACTCGCCCAAGTCCTGCCCGTCAAAGTTCTCGATAACAAGAATCGTGTTCCGGTTATCTTCGAGCATATGATTGTGGAACATACTCATTAACTCGTTGATAGCATCCTGCAGTGATTTCGCCTTACGGATCAGTGGAATCTCGCTGTCATTGTACTTAAATGCAATCAACGGTATTCTATCCCAATTGTACGGCATACCGTTAAGGCTGATATAACTTTCATACTCGCCTGCTTCCGTGTCTGCTGTCAGTTTGTCGTTACTGCCGAGAATGTAACGATATACGCCATCAGGCTTGTAAACCTCGACCTTTTCAACAACTTCTCGCTGACCTTTCACAATCGTTTCAACCGGATATAAACGAACGGCCTTATACAGATCCGTGTGTTCATCATCATTCCAATATGGCTTTATCTCATATCCTGAGAATATCTTGAATTTCAAATTGCTGTTTTCATCGTAATACGGGAACACCCACGCAATACCGTTGTTAAAGGACTTTTTAACCGTGTTTTTCAACCGTCTCTGCATCTTCATGTCAAAGATAGCTTTCAGAAGTTCACTGTATTCCTCATTATCGGTCTTAACCGCCATCGGCTTGCCTAAGAAATAGTTTGCTTTCTTATCAACAGCAATAGCGTACTGATTATCAATATCCTTGCGGTTCGGAAGATTCGTTAACTCGACCTCTTTACCGCCCTTGCCGATTGCCGTGCGCTTCTTATACAAAATATCGTGATGCCCTTCGTAGTACAGCGAACCCTTAATCTGTTCTGCACGTTCCGGTGACATTTTCCACGCAACAATGTCCTTTTCAAGTTCGGTCAGATCATCCGTTGCTTTTACGACATTCGATGTAACGATGCTATTCAGTTTTCTTGCGGCATTCGCCAAGAAATTAAATACTCCCAAGATTTTCACCCCTTATAATTTACTAATAAGCCGATGATCGGACTCGAACCGATAAGCCTGCTGATTACAAATCAGATGCGCTACCCATTGCGCCACATCGGCATTGCGGCTTTTGCCGCAGTCAGCTTTTGTATTATGCGAAGATGAAAGATTCATCCACACGCCGTATTACTTTATTACATACAAGAAACATACAACAGCAGCAAGCGCACACGTTATAACGCTAAAAAAATAACGTGCTACCTCTCTTTTGGTAGTTGCACGTTCAATTATGCTTCCTTGCATATATATGAGGATTCCCAACGGAATCATCATTGCTAATGCAAATATATCACCCATCGTTTTCTCCTTAATCAAAACTGTACGCACTTCCTTGACCTATCTTCTCCGCAATGCCGGTCGTAGCATCTTGCGCATCATCGTGTGCGTTCTTTCCTTCACGTTGGTATTTCTCCATTGATTCAGCGTATTCCGGGAAACGATTTCTCCAATCTTCCGGATAATACACATGATTCATAACCCACGTTGCATTTGATATGATTCTCGCCTTTTTATTCTTGTGTTGCGTGAATGGTCTTACAATTGTCCGGTTACTGTGATGCGTGTCTCGTAAGATACGCTCAACGCTCCGGGCAAATCCTCTACCGCCGTTGTTTGATTCGATGTCAGCGTCATTCACTTTGAAATCAAATAACTGTTTTGCAACAGCAGGCTCGGTAATCTCCATTGATTCCTTCGTGTAAATAATATCAAGCACATACGCTTCATCCGCAAATGTCTGTCCATACACAATGCTGCAGAGGTAATCGTCACCCTCATCCGCAGTATCGGTGTAGTTCTTGATACTTTTGAACAATGGCAATTCCCCTCTGTACGTTTTGAAGCTACTATACAGACGGCCTTTTATATCAATACATTCCTGCTGATAGTTGGCACTGAAAATGTCGGCTCCCATTGTTTTCTTTTTCTGCATAGCCGACTTGTACGACAATATTTCCTCACACAACATCGTGCCATCGTCCTGAACGGCTTTCATGTTGATGTGACGCACTTTCATTCCGATGGATGCGAAATGTTCCAACGCCTTGCCGGCAAGGTCATCCGTTGCCCATCGTGTCATGATGATTATGATTTTGCCGCCCTCTTCCAATCGTGACAGCATCGTATCTGTGAACCACGACCAATGCTGCTCTTTTACATTCGCATTGTTGGCTTCAAGCGAGTTCTTTATCAAGTCATCAATGATAATCAGCGTTGCACCGAAACCGGTTGCTGTTCCGGTCGGTGATGTAGCAAGATAGTTGTTATATCCACCTTCAAGGCTCCATAAGTTCATGGAACCGTCACCACGCTTTATCCGTGTGTCCGGGAATATGTCAGAGTATACAATTCTCTTTTCGTCCGCTTTTACCTCTTGAATGGTATTTCGCACACCCTTCGCAAAAGTGGTTGACAGTGTTTCATTGTAGGAACCTGTCATAACCTTTTGTGTCTTGTCCTTACCGAGAACCCATTCAACAAGGCTTTGCCCGGTCCTTGATTTTCCGTGCCGTGGCGGTTCGTTTATAACGAGAACATCATCATCGGATTCAATAAAATCCTGCATCTCATTGCACTGATCTACAAGATACTTTCTATCCGGCTTGTAAAAGTCCGGTGCTTTCAGATTGCAGTAATACCAAAAATCCCTTCGTGCGAGTTCTATCCTTGCGCCGGTTTTGATTCGTTCATCAATCATCTTCTATCAGCTTCTTTAATTCTTCCGTTGTGAGTCCTGAATACGGATTGTTGTTCAACTGCCCATTCAACTGCACATTGTCAACAAAACCGCCCTGCGACCTCGCAAGATTCTCGCTGCATCGGATTTTATCTTTATCAGCAACCTTCGGATCATCCATCTTTGCTGACCACCATTGCTGAATCTCTGCAACCGTCTTTATCCCCTCGGCTTTTATCTCTTCTTGTTCCGATTTTATCTGTTCCCCAATAATACCCAATAAATATTTTGAATTTCTATCGGCGTATGTCTCGGAATAGCCTGCATCAATCATTGCCTTTTTCATATTGCCACCGTTTGCCTTGTAGTTGACAATCGTCTGCTCTTTTCTCGATAACTTATCAGCCATTCCGTTCACCGCCTTTCCGTAAATTTGCACAATAAAAAACCGCCAAAGCATCACTGCCCGGCGGTTTTACATACTTCATCATCTGTATTATAACACAATACGTTCCTTTTGTGATATACAACTTTTTGCATTTTGTAACAACTTTGCACAGAAAAGTCACAACAGTTGCAATTTGTAACACTTTTTATCATTCCTTTGCTTCGGACTGTAACCATTCAAGCGCTCCGTCTCTGCATGATTTACCAATGCAACAATCTTTTGCAAACGAACAATGTCTACAATCAAGTTCCCTCAATATCCTTGCCAATTCCGCATCATCCATACTGCGGATTCTGTCTGCATTCGTCCGTGGCTTGTATTCCTCGGTAAACTTCCGAATCTCGTCAGTCACAGCTTCGCACGTTCTACTACTGCACCAACCTTTTTGTGTCTTGAGATGTGCAATCAACTGTTCAATAAATTCTTTCATATCTACTCACCTTCTTTCTGATACGGTTCGGGTAACGGCATCCATGCAACTCTGCTTTCATACCACTTTAGGCTTTTTACCCAAACACCATGAAAATAGCACTCAACATCAACAAATCTCTCTTTTGTTCTGCTATCCATATAAGTAACATATACATCTGTTGATTCTTCTTTGTTTGGCAATCTAACCTCACACGGAATCCAACCGCCCTTGTATTCCTCTGCAAGTTGGTTGACAAACTCAATTACATCTTGCAAAGCATTTTTTCTTGCAATTCTTTCATCGTAGTACAAGCTATGCATATACTCTGTTTCTTTGATTTCTTCGTTTATACCGTCAATCAGCTTATCTATAAATTGTTGCATAATCACACCTCACTATCTTGTGGCATTTGAAATACATTTGCTTGCACAAAAGCCTTTTCACATATTATATCCAACACCTTGACTGCCTTTTCTTCGGTGGAGTATCTGCCGATGGAGTGTTGCCAATTCACTTCAACAATTGCTTCACCATTGTTTAACTGAAAAACTCTTATGTTAGAAATTCTATCAAGGTTGTGTAATTCTTTTTTGTTCTGACTTCTGATAATCATTCCGCACCGCCCTTTCTGACAATCTCGATTGCTTTATTTATTTTTATCACTGTGCCTTCGCAACGCTCACCGTCAAAGTATGTTCCCTTTCGTTCTTCCAACTCTGCAACAACCTTTTCCGTATCGTAGGCTGTTGGTTGTTCGTCTACAAGACTTTCAAACTCAATCGGACAACAACCTTCATCAAGCATATATCCATCATATATTTCTCTTAGTCTTTTACATAACGCATCTGCATCAATTAATCTTCCCATCTACTCACCGCCCTTCAATATTGTATCTATGCAAGCGTTCCAACCGTCACGATATATGTTTGTCGGCAAATCTTCTTGTTTCTCCGGAAGTTTTTGCAACGGACACCATTCTGGCTTATAATCTTCGCTTATATCGTTCTGAAACCTACCGTTTACAAAACACCTTGAAGGTGGATAATCGTATAGCTTACAATTGATACAACCACTCGGCATATTCATAACTAATATTGCCTTACTCATTCCTTCTCTCCCTTCATCTGCGCCACTACATCATCAATCAGACTGTGCCATGTGCCATCTTCATGAACGTATAGCGGTATCCATTTTTCACGGTCAGTTCCAAGTGGACGCTCGGCACATATTTTCTTCATTGCTTCCGCAAATTCATCAATCACGTTCGCCCGGAGTTCTGCTTCGGTTGCTCGGTTGTTCCATGCTTCAATTGCTTTATCTCCGCACGAATACAAAGGCAAATGTTCACTATCGTAAAAGCTGTGACTTGCTTCATACCCTATATATTTTATCGGCTTGCCTTTTGCGTGACACTTGTTGCAGATGCAATATGCTTGCATTGTTATTTTCTTAAATCCAATACCGTTATATCCGATAAACCTTCTTTGTTTGTGTGTTACACTAACGCTGTTGCTTCCGCAATAAGGACAGCTTTTCGCATTCTCCGCTTTGTACTTCCACTGTTCAAATTTTACCTCTGCCATCTCTGCTCCTTTCATTCCCAGTCCAAACGCTGACCGCAATTCGGGCAATACTCCCCTGCAACACCTTCATCGTCCTTTGCGTAGGTATGGCAGACCGGGCAACAATAGTTATCATCAACCCGCTTCGGCTCTGCTTTCTCGGTCAGCTCACGGAAACGCTCAATTGTGCCGATTGCTCGGTATGCTTGGACTTCTTCAAGTGCTTGGATTGCTACGCTGTACGCACAATGCTCTGTTCCGTACATGCAATTATCCGTGCAATATCTCTGTACACCTTTTTCGTTGCATATCTGCTTTCTGATTTTCTTAATTGCTTCACTCTCCGTCATGCTCATTCTCCTTTGCATATTCTCCACCGACAATTACACCTCTTACCATTTCTGCATATGGTTCATCTGTATTGCATACATAATACCGGTTAATAGGTCTTTTTTTATCTTTCGCTCTACCTCTGATAATAGTGTTTTGTAATTCTTCTAAAGTCTGATATTCAACTTCTGTCAGATACTTTAATGCGTCCTCTCTTTTAATTACGATATGTGTATTTACTTTATCCATGCTCTCACTCTCCCATCTGCTAATCTCTTTTATACTCGATTGAAACACCGCCACCAAAAACAAATACCAAAATCCAAAACCATGTATTCAGCGGATATGTCGTGTCAAACATTTCCATAAACGGCATATTCAAAATGTCGCATATCCAAAAAAGCAGAATAAATAGTTTTATCAGCATCAGTATTACCATACAATCACTCTCCCATCTGCTTTAATGCCTGCTCTGCGGCTTCTCTTGTGAAGAATAGCGTTTCCCCGAAACGGTCCTTGCAATGCTCATAAAACGTTAAAGTAAATTTATACTCTTTAACAGAAGCACAATAATCATCATCCCAATATAATCCATACACCGTATCACCCACACGGCACGGAAGATGTATCAGCATTCCGTTTTCTTCTGCGTCCTCGTAATCGGCAAGTTTCTCCATCATTTTATCCATATGGTCGCATACACTGCACCGACCACAACACTTTACATCTGACGGGCAGAATGCATTTTTATTATCTTCGCCATCTCTTTTCGTTAATCTCTCCATCCCTTACTCCCTTCCTGCCAATCTTCTAAACTGCTCACAAGCTGCTTCCCATTCGTGGCAATACTGCAAAAAGTCATGCAACGAAAAGTCTGCTTGCCTTGACTTGCTCTCTCTCCATAATTCAATCAATCTTTCATCTTCGTTCATGCTGTTTACTCCCTTCAATCAATCTCAACCTTTACATATTTGCGGTACTTATACTTGTATTTTGGATTGTTCCCGGTCTTTGCTCTGCTCAGTGTTGAATTGATAGTTCCTAAATTGTCACCGGTGATCCGTGCAAGCTCTGTCGGTGTGTCAGCAACCGCAAGCGGAAGTTCGTACTTGTCTTTTGTAACTTTCAAATATAAACACATGATTTACTCCTTCCCGGAATCAAGAATATCCTGAACCGCATTTAATGCTCCGACTTTCTTTTGTCTCACCCATGATTTTGACTTGTCGAACGCAACCGCCACATCGTCAAGCGGAATATTCTGCACATATATTTTGTGCAAGATGTCATATTCCGTCACCGGAAGCTGCTCAATTACGCTGATAATGTGATTCCGCTTGTCGATATACTTATCAATCGCAGCGTCAATCTCTTTTTCGATATCAACGTACCGTGCAATAGCATCTGCCATCTTCTGAGGACTCCCGGAAGATTGTACACGCTCACTGTCCGTTCCCTGTCCGGTTCCCATTGCAATTGACTTCCACTGTTGCCGCTCAATTATTTTGTTCTCGATCAGCTTGTTGAGTTTATTAAGCTGTTCCAAAAATACTTCCGCTTTCATGTCAGTGACCTTCCTTTCTCTCTGCGAAATAACAGAATCCCTTTGCTCCGGTGTAATAGTTTCCAAACTCGCACACCTTTACATTTTCACTGCATCCCGAATAACCGTCCTTCCAGTGCTTACAATCATTGCAATTACACTCGATGGCAACAATCAATCCCTTTTCTTCCAACTGCTCATATTCCGTGAGCTTTTCCCGGATATAATCTTCAACAACCGCTTCCTCAGTGAGTCCGAGTGATATCTTTATACACCGGTCAATTGCCTGCAATTCCTTGTCAGTGCAGGTCCGTATGTATTCGGTGATACGCTCTTTTGAAATCGTGGTTATCTGCTCGCACAATGCCGTTGACGGAATCTTACACAAAATAGTTGTATGTGTCGGAAGTGGCTTTTTCTTCTGACCGGTCAGAAATACAACTTCAACTACCGGTGCATGAAGATTCCCCTTGTCATTTGACACAATAACCGCCGGACAAACTGCATCTTGTTCACTCCCGGTTGTGTGCCTATAGTCACAAACAAATACAACATCACCACGTTTATATTCCGGCTCCTTCATGATGTTATTGATTGCCGAATACGCTGTCGGATCAGCGTACCCGGCACTATTTTGATAATCTGCATATGTTTTCATGCCGTTTCTCCCTTTCTACAATCCGAGTTTTTCTTTTACCTCGGCAAATGTGTTCTTAACGCTCTCCCTTCGCCTGCTTGCCCCGTTCATTTCAATAGGGAAGCACCGTTCAAGGATGCGGTCATAAATTCTCGCATACTCTACATTCTGCGGCTTCTTGATTTCCTCGGCGGTCAGATTGGTTGTAATGATAAACGGAAGCCCGGACCGGTATCGGGCATCAATGATGTTGAATACCGTTTCTTGCATATAGTCCGTTCTACGCTCTACGCCCAAATCATCAATTATCAGCAGTTCGTAAGTGTTCAGACTGTCAATATACTTCTGCTTGCCTTCAAACATTCCCTGCAGCTTATTCGTAAGCCGTGGCAAATTCGTCATGAGGATTCTTCTATCTTGGTCTACAAGTGCATTCGCCACACACGCCGCAAGGTACGTTTTGCCGGTTCCTACACTGCCGTATAGCAGCAATCCCCTTCCGTCCTTTTTGAACTCCGGGAAGTTGTCGGCATAGTTCTTCATGGCATCGGACAACTCCGGATTCTTCCGGTCATCGTTTGCAAATGTCCATGTTGACATATTGGATTCCTCAAAACACACACTTCTTTTGCGGTCAATTTCTTCCTGCTGTTGCCGCTCATTGAATAAGTCCTGCTCTGACTTGCAATTGCATTTGCATCGCAGTTTCCTCAACTTTCCGGTGAATGGATGCGGAAGAACCGTCTCCGTGGCTTTGCAACACTTCAAGCAGTGCAGCAATCCGTCTTTTCCGAGATATTCCTTGTCCGGTATCGGTACGCTTGCGCTTAATTCATTCAACACGCTGTCAATCATTCTTCCTCACTCCTCAAAACAAATCATCCAAATCGGTCATATCAGACTGCAGATTTGCTGAACTTGTGTCCTGCCGCCCTTGTGTATAGTTCTTATCCAAATAATCAATATATCCGGAATTAAAGAACGTACTGCCGTTCTGCGGTTTTCTCCATGACTTATCTTTTTCAAGGTCTTTCAAATACCGCTCGACTGCTCTTTTCAGTTCATCAAAGCCAACAGAAAACAGCGTCTTTTTCTTTGCATCGGAAACTTGCCCCTTGCCTTTTTTGTTTGGGTACAGCTCCCATACACTTTCAAAAAACAAATCAATCTCATTTTTTGAAGGCTGCTTTGCACTATTTTTTTTATTCTCTAGTTCTAAATCTAGTTCTAGTTCTTGTTCTGTTGCGTTACATTGCGTTACATTTGCGTTACTTGATGCGTTACACGCTATCTGCTTCTGCTTTTCTCGGTGCTTTGCAACACGCTTTCTTGTCTGCTCCCGAATTGTTTCCATCTTGTCTGCAGCCTGCCACTTTTCCCACGAAGAAAGACAAATGATATCATCGACAATCTCAATCATTCCGTATCTTTGAAATGTTGCTAACCCAAGTCTTATCACGTTAATATCCATCCGAAACTCTTCTGCAAGCATTTCTTCCGTGTACGGTACTTCCGGAGTGAGATATATCAATCCTTGCTCGTTTACCTCACCGGCAAGGCAGAGAAGGAATACCCACATCAAAGCAATCTTGTCACCGTCAGGCAATGTCCGTATTTGTGTCAGCTTCTTATTACCCGGAAGTCCGGTAGACATTTTAATCCACTTGATATCAGCCATCCTGCTTCTCCTTCTTCATGTAATACCGCTTAATGCTGCATTTCTCTCCGTAGCGGTTATTTACGGTTTCCATACGGCTTGCAATCGGATAACCGAGACTTCGCAAGTCAGATACTCTCGATGCAAGTCTCATAACGCCCAAATCACGCAATGCGTCAATCTGTGTAATGCTTCCGAATACTGCAATATAGTCAAGGATTCTTTGATTTTGCGTTGGTTTTCTATCAACCTTCTTACTCATTCACTGCACCTTCTTCCTGAATATCAACTTCAATTCTTGGATTATCTTTGTCTATGAAAAACTGATCCGTGAAACCGGCAACACCCTTCCATCCGTCAGCAATAATGATTCCGTTACTTACAAGCGCATCAAGTATGAATTTCTTTGCGAAGCATACATTGTCTAAATCTCGCTTTCTATTCGGTTCGTACCACCGGAAGGACAAGCGCACTGGATTCTTGAACGATACTCCCTTCAACTGCTGCATGATGTACACTGATATTATTCTTTCAGCATCCTTTTTCATCTTGGCTCCTGCCTGCCGGTGTGTCCGGCAAGCAGAAGTGTAATCATTAAGATTCGGTAATTGTCCGTCAATTACTAATGTGACCATATAAACACCGTCCTTTAACCGAATGGAAGTTCATCGTCAATACCATCCGGGATAGACATGAATCCGTCTCCTGCCGGTTGCTGTTGTGCCGGTCTGTTATAATCACTGTTATCAGATGCTCCGGAAGCGTTCTTGCTCTCTGCAAACTCGATTTCATCAACAAGAATCTGTATACCGTATACCATCTGTCCTTCACGGTTTGTATAATTGTTATTCTGAATGCGTCCGGTGATAAGTGCCTTCATACCTTTGCGGAAATACTTCTCAACAAACTCGGCTTGCTTTCCAAAAGCCGTATAATTGAAGAAATCTGCGTCCGGCTCTCCTTCTCGCTTGAATCTTCGTTCCACTGCACCGGAGAAACTTGCGATTGCTGTCGGGTTTGCTCCCTGCGTATATCTCACTTCCGGATCACGGCAAAATCTTAATGTCTGAATTACTTTATTCATGGTTGTACTCCTTTCTATGCTGCGAAGCGTACTCAGAAAATCCTTCCGGGTAACGCTCAATCAATTTGTTGATGTTCTTCTGTGCAATCTCAGCAAGGTTAAAGCCAAACGATTCACACATCATGGCAACGTACCACATTACATCTCC